TTGTATAGGATACCACCACATATGATTGGTGATTTAGAAAAATCTTCATTTTCAAATATCGAGCAACAATCACTAGAGTTTGTAAAATACACATTAGACCCTTGGGTAGTTCGTTTAGAACAGGCCTTCAAGAGGTCTCTTTTTTTACCTGAAGAAAAGAAGAAATACTTTGTTAAGTTCAATGTAGATGGTTTATTACGTGGAGATTATCAAAGTCGTATGAGTGGGTATGCTATTGCAAGACAGAATGGCTGGCTATCTACAAATGATATTCGAGAACTTGAAGATTTAAATCTTTTAACAGATGAAGAAGGAGGAAACCTTTATTTGATTAACGGAAATATGACTAAATTAAAAGATGCTGGTGGTTTTATGACAAAACAGGCAATTGAACAACCTCAAGAAAAAGCAAAGGAGGAAGAAGATGCGTAAATTTTGGAGTTTTTCAGACGAAGGGAATATTCGCACTCTTCGTATTGAAGGACAGATTGCTGATGAAACATGGTTTGGAGATGAAGTTACTCCACAACTCTTTAAAAATGATTTAAATGCAGGAAAAGGTGATATCACCCTCTGGATTAATAGTCCAGGGGGTGATGTTTTTGCTGCAGCACAAATCTATAACATGCTGATGGATTACAAGGGAAATGTGCATGTCATAATTGATGGTCTTGCCGCTAGTGCTGCCAGTGTCATTGCCATGGCTGGAACAACAGTATCCATGAGTCCTGTTGCAATGATGATGATTCACAATCCATGGACAATTGCACAAGGTGAAGTAAAGGATATGGAAAAGGTCATTGAAATGCTGGGGGAAATCAAAGAGTCTATTATGAATGCCTATGAGTTAAGAACAGGATTATCTAGGACAAAAATCTCACATTTAATGGATTCTGAATCATGGTTTAATGCGAGAAAAGCAGTTGAACTTGGCTTTGCGGACAAGATTTTATTCAGTAAAGATGAACCTAAAGAAGAACTAGAACTAAGCAGTTATTCATTTAGTAGAGCCACTGCGGATCATAACCTTGTTGTTAAACTTCAAGCCAAAATAGATAGCTACAAACCTTTATCAACGACTCCTCTTAATCAGTTAAGAAAACGATTAGATTTATTGAAATAATGAAAGGAAAACTAACCTATGTCTAAATTACTTGAATTAAAAGAAAAACGAAATCAAGCTTGGGAACAAGCAAAAACTTTCCTAGACTCAGTGCGAACTGAAGATGGTTTAGTCTCAGAAGAAGATTCTCAACGCTATGATGAAATGGAAAGTAAAATCAATCGCTATAATCAAGAAATTGCTCGCTTAGAACGACAAGAAAAGATTGATCTAGAACTTGCTCAACCAACTTCTCAGGCTTTGACAAGACAGCCTACCACTGTCTTAAAAGATAGTGAGGTAGAAGATGAGAAGAAGGGAACTAAGTCTGATGTCTACTCCAAAACCTTTTGGACGAATGTCCGTAAGCGTAACTTCTTTGATGTTAAGGATGTTCTTCGTGTTGGAGAAGATACAGAGGGTGGCCATTTAGTACCTGATGAGTATGAGAAAAAACTAGTTCAAGGTCTTCAAGAAGAGAATTTCTTCCGAAGTCTAGCAACTGTCATTAAAACATCAAGTGGAGAGCGGAAGATTCCAGTTGTTACAGGGCACGGAACTGCGTCGTGGATGGATGAAAATGGACTTTATCCTGAAACTGATGAGACATTTGGTCAAGTAACACTTGATTCGCATAAGATTGGAACAGCTATTCGAATCTCAGAAGAATTGTTAAATGACTCAGTATTTGATTTAGAATCCTATATGACTAGTGAGTTTGCACGACGTATTGGTACAGAAGAAGAGAAATCATTCCTTATTGGAGATGGCTCAAAGAAACCAACAGGAATCTTTACGCAAGCAAATGTTACTGGTCCTACAACGACGACTAAAGACATTACGTTTGATGACATGATTGAATTGTATCATTCTCTTCCTGCTCCGTATCGTAAAAATGCAGTATGGATTCTTCATGATACAACTGTTAAAGCAATCCGTAAACTGAAAGACAATAACGGAAATTATATTTGGCAACCGTCTACACAAGCTGGACAACCAGATTTAATTCTTAACCGTCCATACTATACATCTACCTTTGCACCCCTACCTGAACAGGGGAATAAAGCTATTGCATTTGGTGATTTCTCATATTACTGGATTGCAGACCGCCAAGGACGTACTTTTAAACGTCTAAATGAACTTTATGCTAATAATGGTCAAATTGGTTTTCTTGCATCTCAACGTGTTGATGGGAAATTAGTATTACCAGAAGCAGTAAAAATTTTAACTGTGAAAGCAAAATAATCATGATAAGTCTAGAAGAAGCAAAACTTTACCTTAAGGTAGAAAACACAGATGAAGATGACTTGATTACGCAATTAATTGATACGAGTAAAAAACTCTGTGAAGAAACGTTAAGGCAGAATACTTACAGTGAGGTTCTAAGAATGGCAATCCTGTATGGGGTTGCCTATCTTTATGAACACCGTGAAATAGCTAATTATAAAGAGTTAAAACAAATGTTATATCACCTACTATTAGCTGATAGGAAGGATATTTTTTGATGAAAATCGCTCCGTTACGTGACCGTCTTACATTTGAAGTGCGTAAAATTGTGGTTGATGAAATTGGAAATGAATCCTCAGTTTGGAACACGGTTTTCCAAAGATGGTGTTCTAGTCGCCCATTGACCTTGACAGAAAATGAGGGGAGTGTGTCTAAACTCCTTTATAACAAAATTCAATTTACACTAAGGTACGACAAAGCGGTACTAAATCTAAGTTCATTAAAAACTAGGATAAAGTACAGAGACGCCTACTTTACGGTAGATTCAATTGATGGTGATAGCGTTCCTAGGCAATTGATTTATATTGTAGCAACTAAGGAGAATGACTATGAACAGGATAGGAATGGATGAGTTGGAAAAAGTAATTGATCAAGAGTTGAGTGATTACATTAAAGAGACGACATCTGCAATGCGAGAGGTAGTAGAAGAAGTAACAGACAGTGCTGTAGATACTTTAAAGATCTCTTCTCCACGAAAAACTGGTAAGTATGCACGAGGTTGGAAAAGCAAGTCAACAAGTGACAGTCCTACAGGCTTAACAAAAACCATTCATAACCGAACACCAGGCTTAACTCATCTCCTAGAAAATGGTCACGCTAAACAAAATGGTGGTCGAGTAGAAGGGCAAAAACATATTGAAATCGTTGAAAAAAGTGCCGTTAAGTCACTTGAAGATAGGCTGAGACAAAGATTGTGAGGATTTCATGACATTAAAAGATTTCTATAACATTTTAATAAAATCAAAGTTGCCAGTAGCTTATCATCATTTTGAAGAAGGAAGAAGTCCAGCTCCACCATTTATCGTATATCTTGTTAAGGACTCTGAAAATGCTGGAGCTGATAATTGGAGCTATCATAAGACTCTTAATCTTCAAGTGGAACTCTATACCTTAAAGAAGGACTTAGAAATCGAAACTAAGATGGATGACTTATTCGATAGTCATTCAATTTTTTTTGACAAAGTAGAGACTTATATCTCAACTGAAAAACTCTATCAAATTACATATTACATTTCATTAAACGGAGGATAGTTATGACTGAAAAAAATAAAGTTACCTTTGGATTACAAGATGTTCATTGGGCAGAAGTTACAACTGAAGCTTCAAATGGCGCATTGACTTATGGGACGGTTGAACGATTACGAGGTGCAGCAGAACTAACCTTGGAACCGACTGGTGACAAAGGTTCTTACAAGGCAGATAATATCAACTTTTATACTTCAGAATCAAATGATGGTTATGAGGGAACATTGAAGCTCGCCTTATTGACTCAAGAATTTTTAACTCGTGTCTTAGGAGAAAAATTAGATCCAACAACTAAAACGATTTCTGAAATCGCAAATGCTGAAAAGAAGAATTTCGCTCTGATGTTTCGTTTTGAAGGAGATAAGAAAGAAACACTTCATGTTTTGTATTACTGTTACGCGTCACGTCCGTCAATGGGATCAAAAACAAAATCTGGTTCAGATATTAATGAGGTTGAGCTAAACTTTACTGCAAGTCCTCGGCCACTTGATAAGGTGGTTCGTCGCAAAACGACAGAAGAAACAAGTGATGAGATTCGTCAGAATTGGTTCAAGGAAGTCTTTGAACCTCGTGAATAAAGGAGTTACAGATGAGAGATAGTATTACAATTTCAGGAAAGACCTATGAATTAGCTACTAATGCTTATACACCGATTGCTTATAAAGAACAGTTTGGTAAAGATTATTTTCAAGACTTGTTTTCAATGGTGAGTACGCAGTCAATTCTCGATAAGATTGAACACCTAAATGAGGAAGAAAAACTCGAAACTGGTGACATTGATCTATCTATCCTGACCAATTTTGATATGACTTTTTTTCACAGAATTTTTTGGGTATTTGCGAAATCTGCTAATCCAAGAATTAAACCATTCAAAGAATTCTTTATGGAGATGGAGGAGTTTCCAGTCCAAGAAGTAGCAACTATCTTAATGAACATGCTTAACCAAGGGATGAATACAAGAAAAAAGCAGATCAAACAGAAACAGCAAGTGAAGAAATCTTTACGGTAGAAAGCTATTTATTTTGTTGTAAGGAAACTGGTTTATCCATAGACGACTTAAAACATATTTCAATTGGGATGGCTCTTGATTATCAAACTGACTATGTAAACTTGCGGACAAATGAAACAAGCAACACAAGAAAAGCGAATCAAAGCGATTTTGATAATTTTTAATAGAAAGGAGATGTGAATATGGCTGGAAATATAAAAGGTATCACAATAGAAATTGGTGGTGATACACAACCCTTGCAAAATGCCTTAAAAGGGGTAAATAAACAAGCCGCTGAATCAACTAAAGAATTGAAACAAATTGATAAGGCTCTTAAGTTTGATACAGGAAATGTCACACTCCTTACTCAAAAACAAGAAGTGCTTGCTAAGCAAGTTGAAACCACTAAAGAAAAATTAACTACCTTAAGGCAGGCACAAGTCCAAGTTGAAGCTCAATTTAAGTCAGGTAATATCGGGGCGGAACAATATCGGGCCTTTCAAAGGGAAGTAGAAACTACTCAGACAGTACTGAAAAGTTATGAAAGCAAACTAGAGGGTGTCAATCAAGCCTTATCGGAAAATGGAAATCGAATAGGTACTACTAAAAGTCAATGGGATAGCTTGAAACAAGAAGAAGCTCGTCTAGCTTCTGAGAGTGAAAAATTAACGAGTCAATTTAAATTACAAGAAAGTGAACTTTCTTCAAGTGCTAGTGAATCTGAAAAGCTAGCTTTAGCTCAGAGAAAAGTAAATGAAAGTTCCTCTTTACTAGAAAAACAGATTCAGAATTTAGAGAAACAGCTAGAACTAACAAAATCTCAGTATGGTGAAAATTCGATTGAAGCCAATAAACTGGAACAGACTCTAAATGATACCAAAACGGCCTATAATCATCTTCAAAATGAGATGGAAGAGATGGGCACTAGTTCAACAAGTGCGAAGGATAATCTATCAGAAATCAATCATCTCTTAAAGGCAGATATCCTAATGGAATTCAGTGATCGTTTAGCAGAATTATCACAAAAATTGATTGATTTTGGGAAACAGTCGCTTGAAGCTTTTAACGAAGTTGATGAAGGGATGGATATCATTGTTACCAAAACTGGTGCTTCTGGCCAAGCTTTAGAAGAGATGACAACTATCGCAAAGAACCTTGCTACAGAAATTCCTACAGATTTTAATACTGCTGGAAGTGCTGTCGGAGAGTTGAACACTCAATTTGGTTTAACCGGTGATAGTTTAAAATCAGCTTCAAGTTATCTCATCCAATTCGCGTCTATAAATGGGAGTGATGTTACCTCATCAGCTATTTCAGCTAAGAAAGCTATAGAAGCATATGGCTTACAGGCAACGGATTTGTCTAGTGTTCTTGATACTGTCACCTTTACAAGTCAAGCTACTGGGGTGGGAGTTCAAGATTTGATGGATAAGGTTGTTTCTGGAGCACCACAAATTAAGGCATTAGGACTTTCATTTGATGAGGGCGTTGCTTTAATGGGGAAATTTGAAAAGGCTGGTGTAGATTCATCAGCCTCTTTATCATCCTTATCAAAAGCTTCTGTGAAGTATGCGGCATCAGGAAAGACTTTGCAGCAAGGTTTATCTGAAACCATCGAAAAAATTAAAAATTCAACTAGCGAAACTGAAAAGTTAACCCTCGCTTCAGATATATTTGGAACTAAGGGTGCTCCACGAATGGTGGATGCTATTAATCGTGGGGCTTTATCTTTTGATGACTTAGCTGAAACAGCAAAGAAAGCATCAGGAACAGTCGGCTCAACTTATGAAGCAACACTAGATCCAATTGATAAATTTACAACTACTCAAAATGAAGCTAAGTTAGCATTAGCTGAAGTGGGGGATGCTATAGCTGTCACTTTTGCACCGATACTAGAGATTTTAGCTGATTTGTTACGTTCAGTTGCAGAGTGGTTCTCTAGTTTATCAACGCCAGTAAAACAATTTATCATTATTGTAGGTAGCCTGATTACTGGATTAGGATTATTACTCCCTATATTTTTAGCACTTCAGGCAGCTGCCTTAGCAATGGGTGTCACAATTGGTGGCTTAATAGCAAGTGTAGCGCCTATTATAGCTATAGTCTTAGGAATTATAGCTGTTCTTGCTTTGTTAATTGTTGGAATAAAAGAACTTTGGGAACATAACGAGGGATTTAGAACAGCAGTAATGGATATTTGGAATGCTATTTATTCTTTTATATCTACTATCATTCAAGAAATATCAGACTTTATTTTAAGCATCTGGGGGACACTGACTTCGTGGTGGACTGAGAATCAAGAGTTAATTCTTGAAGCCGCAGAAACAGCAATCAATCTTGTCTTAGGCATTATTAAAGCAATCATGCAGGTTATAACAGGGGATTGGTCTGGTGCATGGGAAACAATAAAGGTAGTTATTTCAACAGTATGGGAATCCATCAAGTCAATTGTAAGCTTAGTTCTAAGTGTTATTAGTCAACTTATATCAAACACCTGGAATGGGATTAAGAACACAATTAGTAATCTCTTATCAGCAATTAGTAACGTTGTCAGTACAATTTGGAATAGTATCAGTTCAACTATTTCAGGTATTCTAAATGGAATCTCAAGTACAGTGTCCAATGTTTGGAATGGAGTAAAAAATACGATATCAAATGCAATCAACACTGCCAAAAATGCAGTTTCAACTGCTATAACTGCTATCAAAAATCTCTTTAATTTCAGATTTCAGTGGCCACACATTCCTTTACCTCATTTTAGTGTGTCAGGATCTGCAAACCCTCTGGATTGGTTAAAGGGACAAATTCCTAGAATCGGAATTGAGTGGTATGCAAAAGGGGGAATTTTAACAAAACCAACTGCCTTCGGAACAATAGGGAATTCCCTAATGGTAGGAGGAGAAGCAGGAAACGAAGCGGTACTCCCTTTAAATGAATCTACTCTTGGGGCAATCGGAAGAGGTATTGCAAGAACGATGGATTTAAGAATGCCAGACATCAACATTTCGATTACTGGAAATATTATCCGAGAACAGGCAGATATTGAAAAAATAGCAAATGAAGTAGCAAGTCGAATCGCAGAAGAATTAGCACGTCAAAAACAATTGAGAGGAGCCACTATATGATTAAAAGAAACGAGTTAGTCATAGATGGAATTGGAACTTCTAGTTTTCCTTTTAAGGTGATTGTCTACGAATCGCCTTCTGTTATCCTAGCGGAGAGTAAGACGAGTTTATTAGAACATAAAGGAATGAGTGGCGCTCTTTCGCAAACAAATCGGCACCGAGATTTGATTGAAAAATCATATACGATATACATTGTTAAGCCCTCAGAAGAACAACTTCATCAATTTATGGGTCTATTTATCAAGGAGCAGTTTTGGCTTGAGAGTGAACGGATGAAAACCACACGTCTTTGGTGTTACCGAGTAAAATGTACTGAGGTAAAACAAGAGAGAGATGGTGTGTATGCGACGAAAGCTACCTTTATTTGTCATCCTACAAAGTTTTTTAAATCAATGGATAGACAAACTTTGACATCAAACGGTGTACTTAGAGTTCAAGGGACGTCTCTAGCGTTCCCCAAAATAACGATAATGGGGAATTCGGCAACTGAGACTCAGTTTACGATTGGAGATCAGGTTATTAAAATTGAAAAACTTACAGAACCTCTTGTGATGGTAAACGAACCAAATAGTCCAAGTTTTCTAACGGTTAGCAAAAAGTACATCAAATGGTCTGGTGATTTTATCACTATTGATCCAAGCGCTAAAAAAGAAGTAGGTGTTGTTCTTGGTAGAGGTGTTACTTCTTTAAGCTTTGAAACAAATTGGGGGTGGGCTTAAATGTTATTTTTGTTGAACAAAGATATTAGAACTGCAAAGTGGAATGGATTACCTCTTCATGAAACTAGCTCTGCTATTGTAAAAGAAACCCTGAACGGTGATTTCACTTTATCAATTCGCTATCCAATTACCGATTCTGGTATCTATAAACAAATAAAAGAGGATATGCTTATCAAGGCTCCTGTACCTGTCTTAGGATTCCAGTTATTTCGTATTAAAAAGCCAATTGAAAACGATGATAGTTTGGATATAACCGCCTACCATATTTCAGATGATATTATGCAACGGTCTATCGAACCAATTAGTGTTGCTAATCTTACTTGTGGTATGGCCTTATCCCAAATGGTTCAAAATACTAAGACCAATCTTGGTGATTTTTCATTTACGAGTGATGTTACAGATCGCCGTACTTTCAATACAAATGAAGTAAAGACACTCTATGCTGTCTTAATGGATGGTGCCCATTCTATCATAGGAACTTGGGAAGGGGAGTTGATTCGTGACAATTTGGCTCTGACAATCAAGAAGAATAGAGGTGAAAATAGGGGTGTTGTCATAACAACACATAAGAATCTAAAGTCTTACAAGAGAACCAAATCAACTCAATCAATCATTACTCGTATTCATGCAAAATCAACATTTAAACCAGATGGTAAAGATAAAGACCAGACAATTAAAATTACTGTCGATAGTCCTCTAATCACTTTCTATCCATATATCAATGAAAAAGAGTACGAAAATAATACTCTTAAAAGCATTGAGGAGTTAAGGAAGTGGGCTGAGGCTAAGTTTAAGAATGAAGGAATTGATAAGTTATCGGATGCTATTACGATTGAAGCCTATGAACTCGATGGGCAGGTTGTACATTTAGGGGATACCGTAAATATCAAGAGTTTGAAACATGGGATCGATATTCCCAAAAAGGCAGTTGCTTATGAATTTGATACACTGACACAAGAATATATATCGATTACTTTTGATGATAAACCAATGGTAGGTGCTTCAACTTCAAATAGTGCAATTTCAACTGTCGCAAAT